CATGAAGTAGGATAAGGTTTCCTCCAACATGACCAGGCGACAGCATTGTAAGACCATCCCTTGCCAGGGGAGTGGAATCTCTCATATCTGAGTTCACCAGAGAGTTGGATGCCTGCATTTCTAGTAGCGAGAGACTGAGAACACCACCCTCAAGTGAGGTGGTGTTGTGGAGGAGTGTGGACCGGTAGTCCATCGAGGTAAGCGCTCTGGAGTCCATAATCCATCAAGTATATCTTATTAGTTGCACTTGATGAGTAATGGTCTCCATAACCACATCCTGCGAAATCAACATCCATTTGGAGGATTTCTAAGTTGGTGAGTCCATATCGCTTATAAACTTCCTCAGAATCAACATGAAAATGTTCATCCTTGTCTGAGGTCACCAACTTGTAAGCAAGTTGTGTCTCGATGGCCTTTGCCACTCTCTCCTTGAGTTGGGTGGACACACCCTTCTCGGAACCCCCCTCACAGTTCCTCTTTAGACTGTCGATCATAAGAGTGTGAGCTCGGGGGTACGCTCCCTGCAGGAGCGATTTTTGCTGGCGATCAACTTTGGTCTTCATAGATTCCCCCTTCAAGCCAATAAAATCACCTTTCGCGGTGCCACTCATTCTGAGGAGAACCCCAAGATTAAGTAGTGCACGAAGCCGATTTTGTTTGTCCAAGACAGGAGAATGTTTGAGGAACTGAAGCTGATGCCAGTCTTCGCAATCTTCACAGGTGACGATGTAGCCAGCATTTGCTGCGGCTTTAACAACGTCGTCCTTGCAATTGATCTCCATCTGCGAAATAGAGAGGCCAATGAGCTGGCACGCAAGGTTGTTGATAGCGGTGGTGATGGTGGACCCGCTGTACAGACGCGGAACCCTTGGTTTGAGGGTCACTTTACGCTTCTTGTTGTACAGATCGACAACAGTGATTGGTTGTTTACACTGGTCGACAAGCGCTTGAGCATCACTTCTCAGGCGTTTCGGGTGGATGCGCACATAAGCATCGAAGAGAGACGAGGTGTGTGAGGCGTCACAGGACGAGATATCCACGTTAAAACGCAGAATTCTCCCATCCTTTGTACGCACTGACAGACATGAGTCATCTGAAAAATAAAAGAAAGCAAATCGGCCAGGCGGATTGATAAGACGCTCAAACACATCTTCCAAAGCCTTGGATGATGGTTCTTTGCAAAACTCAATCGTGCCACCATTGACTGCAATCGGTTGTCCGAACATTGCATTCTTTAAAAATCCAGCGATCCTGAACCCCTGCAGCGAAGCAGGGCAACCGAGGTCTCCAATACAACGAATGGTTTTATCAGGTTTTGCGACCTCAAAGATTTTAACTTTGT